GTTTAATCCTTCAACTACACTACCTCTACCAGCACCTGCATTAATTGCTCCGCCAGTAGCGCCTGGCGATGGAGTAGCATTAGTTGATGACGGATTAGAAGCTCTTGCAGCTCCCGCAGCATTACCAGCGCTGGGATCTCTTGTTGCTTCTGCTAATTTTGGATTATTACCACTACCACCAGATCCTCTTCTTACTTGAAGTTGACCATTGACAGGAACGAAATACCTCTTAACTTGTCCACTACTATTACCAGCAATCATTTCAATTTGACCATGCTGATATTTACCAGTAGCAATACCTACGTGTCCACCTGTTTCTCCTGGTCCATGACCTCTTGTTTGAAGTACGACATCACCAGCTTGTACTTTAATAGGATCGACTTGTGTTCCCCACTTTTGGAAACTATTAGCTACAGCTGATCCAGAACCAGTTCCGCCAGTTTGTTTTAATGAAGAATTAACAAATTCAGCACACCATGCTTCACCTTTGTTATTATAACCACCAGCTTTTAAATAATCTAATGATTGAGTTCTGCTTTTCCCAACCATGGTAGAAGCTAATTGAACTGCAGAAGCGTCGGAAAGGCCACCAGTACCAGCTGGTCCAAGAGATGCAGTTTGAACTGCTCCTTGATTAGGTTGTATTTTGGCAGGAGCAAGAGCGCCAGGAGTAACTCCAAATGAGGTGGTTCCTGCATTTGCACGAGCATCTTGAACTTGGCTCATACCAAATCCAAAGAAGCTTGGAGTTTGTGCTGATGCTAATGCTTCTCTAACAGATCCTGATTGAGTAGGTCCAGATATATTTTGTGCACTAGGTAACGGCGCCCCACTAGAAACTGCAGGCTTAACAGTGCTTGTTGGTCCAGCAGCAGCTGGCGCATTAGTAGTAGCAACAGTTTGTTGATTTTTAGCATTAAAAATTATACTATCTGCATTAAATGTTAATGTTTTCACGTTAACAATAGAATCTTTTGGCGATTCTAATATTTGATTATTTACTTTAGCTGCATCCTGCGCAGCTTTAATATCTTTACTTGCCTGTGGTATAGCGCCAGTTTTTGATGCATCTGGAGTTGCTAATGCATCATATCCAGCTTTACCTGCTTTACCACCAAGCCAGCTACCACCATAACCACCTATTGCAGCGCCAAGTAATCCGCCAATAGCAATACCAACAGGTCCACCAAATGCTCCTAATGCAGCACCAGCACCAGCACCACCCCAAGCACCAAGACCACCACCAACAGCAGATCCAGCTCCTGTAGAAGCAGCTCTTGTAGCATTTCCAGATTCTTGGTATTCATCATAAGCAGAAAAACCACCACCAAGTAATGCTCCAATTAACGGAGCTCTTGTTAATAGTCCACGAGCGCCACCCAACACACCAGTTTTTGGTAGTGATTTGATTCCTGTTTTAGCAGCTCCACCTACAGCTGCACCAGCTCCAGCGCCAGCAACAGCTTCTCCCATACCTAGTAAACTGCCAGCACCACCTATTAAACTTTCGAGTAGGCTAGGTTTTTTTAACTGTTGAACTTCTTTTAATATTAAACCAAGAATTTGGTTTGTCATTTCCGCACGTGCAGTATTAGTCTGCAACATTTGGTTTGTTGTGTTTATCTCGTCAGCAATTCTATTAAGAGATTGTCTTGAACCGCCACCTCCGCCACCACCAGCTGATACAGGTTCATTTTCACGATCAGGAACATTTCTATTAATTATTCCTGATAAAGTTGGAAAGGCTCCTGTAAAAGCAGTTTGACCAACACTCATCGCCGCTTGTTTAAATGCACCACCTACTCTTTGACCAACAGTAGGTCCAGCTTTAGGAGCTTCTTGTATAGGAGCAGATGGCGTTGGTTGTACGTTTGCTCTCTGTGCTAATTGTTGATTAGCTTGTCTTGAAGCTTCACGTCCAGCTTGTGCTTCTTGTCTTCTTGCTTCTGCAGCTGCTTGACGTTCTGATGCTAATCGTTGTTGTCTTGCTTGTTTTTCAGCTGCAGCCTGTGCAGCCCTCGATGCTTTAGCTTCGTCAGCAGCTTTTTTAGCTTCGGCTTGTTGGGCTGCTCTTTCCTGTTGTTTGGCTTCATAATCAGCTGCGAGAGTTTTTGCAATTGGACCTTTTACTTCTTCGCCTGAATCGTCAACGACTTTCCCATCAGGAGTTCTGTAATAGGTACTATCGCCTATCTTACCTAGTAACTCACCTTTTTTAGCCATTATTGTGCCTTATTAACCTTTTCTTGAGTTCTACCGTAAGCAGCAACACCAAGAATGGCACCGAATGCCATGTGAATCAATCCACCATTAGATAAAGTTAAACTCTGCCAAGCAACATATGGTAGTTTGGTTATAATTGGTAAAAACATTGAAATTGCAGGAAACGCAACGAAATCCATAAAACAAATAAGCATATAGAGCCAGCCCATTGCTGGTCTCCAATATGACTTCATCCAATGTTCGTCTTGTTTTTCTAATTGATTTTCAACAATTTCTCTATCAAGCGATACTTCTGCTAAACCAACACTCGCCTGTGCTTGTGCTGTCGCTTGAACCGATGCCATTTGAACAGTTTGTTGTGCCATAACAGCAGACTGTCCATTATTATTGTTATTATTCACATCAATAACTGTTACTGCAGGAGCTGGTGCGACAGGAGCAACAGGAGCAGGAGCTGGAGCAGCTGTTGGTACATCTTCAGTTACAATGGATTTTCCAAATTTAGCCATTTTGATTTCTCTTTTGTTCTTCTAATTCTTTTAGATGATTCATTAACATGTCAACATATATGTCACGTTCAAATGGCAAAAGATTTTCAATATCACTTATGGAATATTTATGGTGCTGAATCAGAGAAAAATTAGTTGTATAATAATTCTCTAGTGTGTTGTGATTCAGCGCAATGTAAAAAAATCTGTTAACGAAGTTAATTCAATTTTACGTGCATTTCCAAGTTTGTTTCTATATTCAATCACATAATTTAATTTTGGTTGATTGATAATAAAATCTCTTACTTTATCAAATGTAGTAATTTGCAAATTATCAATAAAATTTTCAATTTCTTTTAATGTATAATTTTTAACGTCGTATACATTTTCTGTATCATAAAGTTTTTCGATACAACGAAGAACAAGTTGATAAAATGCTTCTTCACCAGAATTAAGAAATTCTTTATCTTCATACAAACTAGCCTCTGGGTATTTCATCATAATACCAGTAGTGTCTGATAGCTTGATATTTTTTTCCATGTTCAAAGGAAATTTAACTTCAACATCATTTAGATCAATATCGAAATCATAATCGGTATTATCTTCGTTATCTTTGTATGTGACTGAAACGATGTTGTTAACAGATTGTGCTCTAATTTTCAAAAACAAATATTCAACATCAAACAATGATAGTTTATCAACATTCATCTCATCAAGTGCACAGTTGTTTACTACCTGTTTAATAGCAAGTAGCATATCGCTTTCTTCTTCACTTGCTTTTGCAATAAGAAGAATTTTTTCTTCCTTAACAAGAAATGGTCTAAATCTCATTTCTTTTCTTGAAGATGGAACTTTAATTTTAAAAATAGGATATTCAATTTTAGGTAATGACATAATATTCTCCAGTTATAATTAAATCGCCACAGATGAATTTGTTCCAGTAGTTATCGGTGTAGGTGCTGGTGTGCTCCCAAATGAATTATAATTTGTTGGCATTTGTATTTGTGTGCCATTGTTGGTAATGTTATTAACACCAAACATCGACCAATCTCTATAACTTATGCTTACTGTTATTTTCATCAAATTACTATTATCGTTCCAATTAAGTGTTATATCATTAATAGATTCAGGATATGCACGATACATGACGATATCTTTAATTTGATTACCAGCATTATCATAAACATACACGTGAAGATCTGTTACATAATTGTCTTTATATGCAGTAGAGTATGTTGCACCTATATTTGAAGTACCTGATGTTCCACCAAAATCAAATATGTTATTCATCCAGGTGTAAAAATATTTGTACAGTTCTCCGTTACGGTCAGAAATAAAAGTAATAGCATTTTCTGTGAAACGAGCAGAAAACGGCATCTTCTGAGAAGGACCGATACCATATCTATTAACATCAGTTTGAAGCAATGCTATACCAGGCACTTTAACTGATTCAGCTCTTACTTGAACTAATTGTTCTGTTGTGCTCGTTGGATTATCATCAATCGTAATACCTTGCATAATTGGTGGCGAATTGAATGCAACAATAAATTTATTGGTTTGTAGATAACCATTCTTAGATATATCTGATTGAAAGCTATTAATATTAAACCCAGCCATTTATCTTACTTTCGCCATTGAATCGCCGAAAACTTTAAAGTTTGGTGCTTTCTGGAATCTCTCAAGCGGTAACATTAATGCAGTGTCCCAGTTAGAAGGTTCGACGTACAAGAATTTACTACCTTGTACATGATCCCAAAGATATCTTTTAACACATGCTTTAAATGCACCAAATTTAGATGCACCGTTTAACATATCATAAGATAATTTTAATTTTGTTGTATCATCATATTTATCATTATTGGCTGTGGTGTATAATGCATCCATCAGCTGTGCTCTTAAATAATGAGGAAGATAGTGAAGATTGATACCAAGGAATCCGCCTTCTTGAAATCCTATAGGAAAAACCATTGGGAAAATATCATAGTATGGTAGCGTATCTTTACCTTTTGGATCGTAGAAAAACAAATACATATTACCGATATCTTTTATAGTAATTTGATTTCTAACATTTTCTTTATCGTTCATAATACGATTTTTATTGACGTTTCTTGATGTCAACGCCGAAGCTTGATTGCGATACCAGTTTCTAGCTGATGTTGTTTTGTTAGGTGTAATGCCTTCAGCTTTACCTTTTTTAGCTATTTTTTGAAATATGTAAGCTGTCATTATAATCCTAATTCTCTTTCTGTCATGATCATAAACTCGTATTGTCTATCTTCACAATATTCTCGAGCTGCTGCCCACTTAGCACTATTTATACCATACGTACAAACTTCTGTTATATATTTACGTGATCGTTTAGATACGCCTTCTTTAATTACTGGAGGTTGTGTTTGTACGTATGGTTTAACTTCAATCAATACTGTTTTAGTTTTGCCATTAGCGTCTTTCATCCTTACAGTAAAATCAACGAAATAACGATGAAAACGACCATCTATCGGACTTTTGTATGGAATAACAGTTTCTTCGCTTTGCCACCAAATAACATCTGGGTGATTATCTAAATTACTCATCACCACACTTTCCCATCTCGAACGATAAATAATACTACTAGGATCGCCTTTGTATTTTTCTGGATGTTTTGGTTTAAAATAACCTTTATATGTTCTGTAAGCCATCCTTGCACCATTATAAATAGTAAAAAGATATTTATAGGAACACTCTATGGCCGCTTCTTCTCTTACTTCTAAAGCTATAATTGGTGGGCAAATAGTACAAGCTGGTGTTGGATTAGGTTTAGCGGCTGCAGGTCTTGCTGGTTTAGCTTATTTAAAACCGCCACAGGCTGTCACACAATCAAAATATCTTGGTGATATGATGTTTCCTGGTGATCTTCTTGATAACCGTAATGCATATATTTCAATAAAATTTAAAGAGTATCAAAGACGTTCTATTTTTGATCAGCCATTTTTACCTGAAGTAGGGGGTATTCGTTTACCACTACCAACTCAATTATCCGAAAATCAACAGGTCCAATGGAATCCGCAGGGTACAGATGCAGCAACTGGTGCTGCTATTGAAGCAGGTCTTAAAGGAAAAAGTTCTGGTGGTAGTATTGGTGCTATAGCAGTAGATGCCGCCGCTGGTGCTGCCGCTGGTGCTGCAAATAAAGCACTTTCAGCTACAGCTAGTTCTCTCGGTATCGATGTTGCACAAGCATTACAACTTGGTGGGCTTGCTCAAAATCCATTCTTGACAGTTTTATTCCAGTCGCCAGTTTTTAAAAAGCATTCATTTTCTTGGAAACTAGCACCTAATAATGCACAAGAATCAAATACAGTAAGAGACATTATTAATTCATTTAAATCTAATATGCTTCCTGCTATGTCTGGTAATGCTGGTGGTACACTGTTAACATATCCAAATATGGCTATTATTAATCTATTTCCTGATGATAGCTATCTATATAAATTTAAACCATGCGTAATCGAATCAATGGATGTTAATTACGCTACTGGTGGTCAGCCATCATTTTTTAGAGATACTAATGCACCAGTCGAAGTTCAACTCAGTGTAAATTTTCTTGAGATCGAATACTGGCTAAAGGAAGATATCGAAAACAATTCATTCCGTGGGGGAGCATTCGGGTTTGGCTGAGAATTATTTTAAGAAATTTCCTCTGATAAATTACAATGGTTATGCAGCTGTTAATATTACAGAGCGTGCTGTGGTAACTCAAGACTCATTTAAAAATCCATATTTGTTTTACAAGTATGATTTGTCAGAAGGCGAACGTCCTGATCAGTTTGCTGACAGATATTACAACGATCAGTTTTTAGATTGGATTCTTTATGTTGGTAATACGATAACTGATCCTTATTATGGCTGGTATTTAAGTAGTAAAGATTTTAATTCATTTATAACTAAAAAATACAATGTTGATATTAATATTCTCCAATCTAAAATTGCTTTTTACAGAAATAATTGGTATGAAAACGATACTCGAATATCTACATCTGAATATGCAGCTCTTTCAAATACTGTGCATAGATATTGGGAACCATATTACAACAACAGTTCTATCGTTGCAGGTTATCAAAGAATTCAACAGGATTGGGTTATTAATACTAATTCTGTAAGACAATATACTGCAAATAGTTCTTCTTTTGCTTCATTTATTACCAATGAAGTTGTTGATATAGTTTTTAGTCCATCATATAAAGGTGTTGGACAGGTTGTTGTTGCAAATTCAACATCAATAACACTTAATAATATTTCAGGTACAACGCTTTCAAATAGTACAGTAATAATAACTGGATCCAGTTATCTTAGTGGAAGAGAAAGCTCTTCTAATGCTGCATTTTCAACAGCAGTAAATATCGTTGATAATCTTGCATCAGAAGAAATAATATACTGGAGTGCAGTTTCAATATATGATTTCGAACGTGAAAAAAATGAACAGAATAAATCTATCAATGTTCTTGATAGTGGTTATTCAGGTAGAATTTCAAAAGAACTAACGAATTTGTTGAAGTAAAACATGGCTGATGGTTATAATCCCGGCGATATAATAATTGATACATTAACAGTGACCTCATCAAGAGGCACACTAGATCTTGCAGCATCATTCGTATCTTCTTCTATATATGAGAGTATTTTTACTCCTGGTATCGTTGGTGATATAGTTGTCCTTGATACTGACGATCAGTTAGGTCAACTTAAATTGACTGGTGATGAAACAGTACAAATGTCATTTAAAGCTCCTGGTGGTGAATCAGCTAATTATACTTTTGCTCTTCATGCACTAGACGATCTAAAATCTACAGGTTCTCAAAAATCTAAAATGTATACACTGAAAGTAGTATCAGAAGAAGCTCTTCATGCTAAAACAAATTATATTCAAAAAAGTTACAATTCTACTATTTCTGACATGGTAAAAGATATCCACCAAAATTATATGAAAAGTCAAAAACCTCTGGATGTTGAAGAAACCAAAGGTAAACAGAAAATTATTATCGGTCATCATAATCCATTTAAAGCTGCTGATGTTGTTCGTCGTCGTGGTATTTCGAGCGAAAATAAATCATCTGCATTTCTTTTCTTTGAAACAAGATCTGGTGGCAATCAAACATTTAAATTTACTACAATTGAAAAATTATTTAAAGGCGATATTGTAAAAAGTTTCCAGCAGTCTGATGCTATTAATAGCAGCATCATGAATAAAACAGATAATAATATCATATCATATGAAGTTCCAAAACAATTTTCTGCCACTGATCGTATTGAAACTGGTGGTAAAAGAAGAGTAACAACATTTGATATTAGAACACATACATATAAAACTAAAGATATAACAACGGATTCCACACAATATACTACTGGCGGTAATGGTTCTTATGACTCTTCTACTTTTAAATCGAAATATTTTGATGGTGCTAAAATCCCACCACAGGCTATGATACCTGTTGATACTTCACAAAGACCAGTAACTAATATACCAGAACAAACAGCTGATCAGCAATCTTTCTTATCTGCATTAATGCAAAATGCTATGAAAATTAGAGTATATGGCGATGCTAATTTAAAAGCAGGTGATATGGTAAATGCTGCTATTCCAAATAAATTAAGTACAACAAACAATAGCGATACAGATCCATTGCTATCAGGTAAGTTTCTTGTGTCTAGAATTCATCATGAAATAGGTGGAGCAGGAGAACGTCCAAGATATACATGCGTTATGGAATTATTAAAAGGTAATCTTGAGGAAGGCGTATAATGACAGAAAGAGATTTTGGTCAAAATAATTGGATTGCTGAAGTAGTAAATTTAAAAGATCCTGATCAATCAGGTCGTGTACAAATTCGTATTATTGGCAGACAAGATGATACAGAAAATATCAAAGACGAAGATCTTCATTGGGCTATTCCACACCAACCTATTACATCTGCTGCATATGGTAAAATTGGTCAAACGCCATTAGGATTAGTTAAAGGTTCAAAAGTTTATGGTCATTGGTTTGATTCTGATCAACAGCTTCCTATCATAACAGGAACTCTTGGTAAAGCAGGAGATCCTAAAGATGGCGGTAATACTACTGATGGTATACCAGAAATAGATATTAAAACAGGCAGTATTCCTGGAGCTGCACAAAATTATTCTGACCCAACTCCTAATTATCCATTTAGTAATTTGTATGGCAGTAAAATCGATATTAATCAAATTAACAATGGTGATGGATATAAAACTATTGCTACGTATACACCTTCAACTGGAGTTGATAATAAGTTCGCAGTTGATGCTAAATTAAAAGAGCCAAAAAAACCAACTACAGCATCAGCTGATAAAGCTGATACTTCTGATGTTCTTGATATTGTAAAAAATGTTGATCCTGATCAGAAAAGTCGTGTATTACCTGGAGCTGTTGATGGGTTTTCACAAGTTCAAAAAATTATGAGTATGACTAGCCCTAATGGAATTACCAAATTATTAAGTGGTGGTATTCAAGGAGCTATTGGTGGACTAGCTAAAAATTTCGGTCTTAACAATATTCTTGGACCATTAACAAGTGTTTTAAATAGTGGTCAACTTCCACCTATTGTTCAAAATGCGATGCGTTCAGCTCTTTCTTCTGTAATGAAGTCAGCAACAGCTTCTGGTGGTAGTTATAATTACAGTGGAATAAGCACTACTGTTCCAACACTTAATCCTGCAATAGGTTCTCCTTCTGCAAATTTAATTGTAATTAATGTTGCATCTAATTTTATTCAGCAATATTTTGCTCTTAATGCAGAACCATATCCTGGTTATATTCAGTGGAAAGATCCAACAACAAATAATATTGTGTATACATTACGTGGTACAGAACCTCATTATCCAACAGCACAGGCGCACATTCAAGGTAATTCGGCTTCTACATTAATTTCAACAATGGGACCAATAATTTCTAATTTATCAGGTGGAGTTATATCTACTAGCGAAATTAGTAAAATATCTTCTTTGTTAACTGGCCATACTAGTATTCTGTCAGCTGAAGCTCTTACCAAAGTTCTCGGTAAAGGCGTTAATCTTCAAAGTATTACTTCTCTTGCCAGTAAACTTATACCGAATTTATCAAAAGGTATAAATGGTCTTTTAAATAATCATTTACCAAAGTCTGTTTTAGATCCAGGTAAAGTTGGACCTGCTATGAATGATTTTACTAAGAATCAATCGTTGCTTGCTCTTAAAAAACAAGAAATGAAAAAAACAGTTGATGCCGAACCAGCAGAACAACAGGACGCCCAAATTAAAGCATATAATGATAATCAGGCAGCACAAGAGGCTGCAGCAGCAGCGAATGAGCCAGGATTTTCTGGAGCTAGCGGAGAAATATTATCTAATTCCGTAGCTTCCACAACATCTGCTGCACCTATATCACAAAATTCTGTAAACCCAGCTACTGGTAATTTTATTGGAACGACTGGTGAAACATTCTTACCAACATTTGCAGGATAATTTATGTCATACGATCCAAATAACGCCCATCCTAAAATTCCTTTCCTTGGAACTTATCCTAATCTTCATGTTTTCCAAGATCATGCTCAGCAGATATTAAAAAGTTTAGATCCTGGCAACGAATCATTATTCCATGTGTTACCAACTGGCAATTATACTGGTCATGGTCCCGACGGCGCTGAGGTAAATGTTACCGTCGGTAAACAGCACAAATATAATGCTGATGGTCATTCATCAACTACTGATGGTCACAAAGACGAAAAAACTAGTGGTACTAAACGTGATGCTACTGCTGGCGGGCATCATTCAGAAACAGCTGGAAACAAATATGAAGCTGGTGGTGGGACTAAAATTGCATCATCAAAAGATTCTCAAATTAATCATTCTGATGGCGATGGGTTTCATATTACCGAAGGAAATTTAATTACTGATCATACTGGTTCTGTTAATCATAATTATACTGGTGATTTAGTGCAGCAGGTTACCGGTCATAAAATTGACATGATTAATGGCGAATATGGAGTACATATATCAGCTGGTAATTATGATATGCAACTTGATGATGGCAAAGCAAGATTAAAAGCGTCAAGCGATATATTGATTGAAAGTGATAGTAAAATAACATTAAAGGTTGGCGGATCTACAATTACGATCACTGCTTCTAATATTACTATCGTAAGCCCAAGAGTGGATATTAATCCATGAATCATAAATTTACTATATTACAAGATGGTGTTCTTAAAACATATACTAAATATGAAGATATACCCGAATCTTTTGATAATGTTATACAATTTCTACCTGAGATTCCTGAAGGTCCGCATACTGGCGATGAACATGACATTATCGATCAGTGGAATGATAAGCTAAAAGAGCTTATGAAAAGGGAAAAGAAATAATGCCAGCAGTAACAAGAATCGGAGACGCTGACGTAGCTCACTGCTCAGGAATGACACGAGCACAAGGTTCGCCAAATGTATATGTTAATGGTATACCTTGGAGTCGTCAAGGTGACAATAATACTGTTCATTTATTGCCAGGTGGTAGATTTTGTCCTTCGCATGCAGCTGGTATTGCTACTGGTTCAACATCAGTATTCATTAATGGCAAAGGAGCTGGTAGAGTTGGTGATGGTATTTCAGGTTGTACTTCCGTAGCAGCTGGTTCATCAAACGTATTTGCAGGCGGATAAAATGGCATCAACAAGAGCAGATAAATTTACTTCAGTTGTCAAACAAGAATATTTTACTGATTTTTTAGATAACTTTGATAGTCACCCTGTAAATAACAGTTTGGCAAAAGCAGTAAATGAAAATTCTGTTAAACAATCTATTAGAAATTTATTATTAACTAATATTGGTGAAAGATTATTTCAACCAACAATTGGTTCAAATATTTTATATGCTTTGTTCGAACCAAATGACATTGTAACATCTGAAAATATTACTTCATTTGTTAAAAGTACTATAACACAAAATGAATTAAGAGCAGTATTACTCAGTGTTAATGTGTATCCAAATCCAGATCAATCATCATTTGATGTAAATATTATTTTTTCTTTAATAAATAGTAATATACCAATACAAATGACCGTAATCCTCAAAAGAGTAAGATAATGGCAGCAAATAGTTCATTAAGCCTTGTTTCATTGGATTTTGATTCTTTAAAATCTAATTTTAAAACATATTTGCAATCTCAAAGCGTATTTAGAGATTATGATTTCGAAGGTTCAAACATCAACGTTCTGTTGGATATTCTTTCATACAATTCTTATTTAAATGCATTTTATCTTAATATGGCAGTATCAGAAGGATTTCTTGATTCCGCTCAATCATTAAGTTCTGTTATTTCACATGCAAAAGAATTAAATTATATTCCTAGAAGTGCATTATCTGCAAAAGCTCTTATTAATTTAACAATTAATATTTTATCAGGTTCAACTAATACAATAGAAATTCCTAAAGGAACAACATTTAGTGGTTCTAATGCAAACGGCAATTTTATATACACCACTGCAGAAAATCATATTTTAACTTCTACTTCTTCTTCATTTTCTATTAGCAATTTAGCAATTTATGAAGGTACATACATCAATGAAACATTTATTATTGATAACAGTATCGAAAATCAAAAATTTATTCTTTCAAATAAAAATGTAGATACTACTAGTATTGCAGTAACCGTTGCAGAAAATAATGGTTTAAATGTAAATGATTATTCTCAGGCTACAAATTTATATGGTTTAACTAACAATTCTACGATTTATTTTATTCAAGCAACACTTGATGGCTCGTATGAAATAGTATTTGGAGATGGTGTATTTGGTTATATGCCACAAAACAATGCTACTTTATTAGTAACATATCGTATTACTAATGGTATTACTAGTAATGGTATTACCCAATTTAATATTGATAAAGATATTGGGGCATATAATAGCGTAAGTGCTGGTGTTACAGTTTCTACTATTTCACCATCTACAGATGGAGATAATGCTGAAACTATTGAATCAATTCGATATAGAGCACCAAAACATTATCAAACACAAGATAGAGCTATTACTACGAGCGATTATGCTAATATAATTTATGAAAATTTTCCAGAAGTAAAAGCAGTCAATGTATATGGTGGGGAAACTCTTTATGGGTCTGTTGAATACGGTAAAGTGTTTATTTCTACTGTTAGTCGTTCTGGAGCCACAATAACTAATATTTTAAAAACAGATATTATCAATTACATATCTAATAAAAATTCAATTGCAATAACACCAGTAATTGTTGATCCTGATTTTCTTTACATTGTTCCTACATTAACTGCAACTGTAAATTTCAACCAAACTAATATGTCGCCTGCGGATATTAAAAGTTTGATACTAACTTCTGTTTCATCATATAATTCTTCAGTATTACAAAATTTTAATATGGTGTTTAGATATTCTAAATTTGTATCTGTTTTGAACAACGTTGATCCTAGTATCGAAAGTATTCAATTATCTAATTTGATTAAAAAAATAGCTAATCCAACATTAAATAAAAATTTTCCAGTATCTTTTTCTTTTAATAATCAATTAGTACCTGGTACTGTTGTAAGTAGTCAATTTTTACTTTCTGATGGAAATACATACGTAATTACTGATTATAATCCGAACAACAATACTTTTGTTCGTACTGGTTCACAATCAAATTTTGATATTATTAATACAAATCAAGTAGTTTATTTAAAACAAATTACTTCTACTAACAGTCAAAATTATACTGTTGTTGGCACTATTGATTATAATAATGGAATTATATCGATTAAATCAATAACTGTATTAGATTTTCTTGGCAGTCCTGGTATAGTTTGCACAGCGACTCCTAAACTAGAAGATATTTACGCTACTAAAAACGATCTTATTGAATTCGATTTAGATAATATTAACATTTCAGTAGTATCATCATGAATGTAGAAAAAATAATTTCACCATTAATAGCTTCTCAGTTTCCTAGTTTTTATGAAACTGAAGGTCCGAACTTTATTGCATTCGTTAAAGCGTATTATGAATGGGCAGAACAACAAAATAACTTCATTAATCTATCTCGTTCAATTTATGAAATTAGAAATTTAGATACAACACCAAATACTTTTATTACGTATTTTAAGAACAAATATATTTCATCACTTCCAGAATCTATTATATCTGATAAGAAGCTATTAGTCAAGCACATTCTTGAGCTTTATAGATCAAAAGGTTCACAAAGAGCATATGAATTATTATTTCGTATGTTTTTTAATGAAGAAATTTCAATTTTTATACCAGCTGATTACATTTTTAAACCATCAGATGCTTTGTGGTATGTGCCATATTATATTGAAGTATCTGATAATGTATTGCTACCTAAACTTATTGGTAGAAAAATTTATTCTAAGAGAGATGGTTTCGCAACAGTTGAAAACTTTTTTATTAAAATCGTTAATAATAAAACAATCAATGTGTTGATCCTTTCAGGTATAGAAGGATCATTTAATTTCAACGAACAAATTTATTGTGATGATTTTCCTGAAATAACTGCTGAAAATGCGCCAATTATTTTTGGTTCTCTTTCATCTATAAGCATAACAAATGGTGGCAGTAATTTTAATGTTGGTGATTTGTTAAAAATCAATGCAGGCGGCGAAGGTGGTATAGCCCGTGTTGCATCAACTAAAGTAGAAAATGGTAAAGTTGCATTTACTCTTGTTGACGGCGGGCATGGGTTTTCTGTGAATGCAATTGTCAGTGTTACGGGTGGTTATGGAGGAGGAGCTTCATTTCAAGTTGGTGGTATAACTGACAAACAAGTATATGAAATCGTTTCAGATAAAATATCTTCATATTTAAACACTGCAATAGAAGATCCAGCTGCTGGTGTTCAGCTTAATATCAGTAATTTAAGTGGACCATATATTAATGGTGAACAAATAAACAGTGTTGCAAATACACGTACTTTAGATGTTCAGCAATTATATTCTACTGCTGCTAATGGTGAATCGTTTTCAAATACTTACCTTGGTATCAGTAATTTAGTAGCATATAAAATTGATGGTAATACAATTTACATAACTGGTAATGATAGTAATTTGCTTAATGCAAATTTAGTTTCCGGAGCAGTATTAATAAGCAATAGTTCTTCTGCTTTAATTTCAGTTAAAAGAGTATCGAATAAAGTACATAATGTAGCAAATGGATTTATTGTTACTAGTAATACTTCTGTTGCTATTATTAATCAAATCAATGGAAGTTTTATTCCATCTGCTAATATTATTGGAACGCATTTTGGAGATAACTATAGTTATACAGCAACAATAACTTCTCAAACGAGACTTACGGATTGGTTATTTCCATATGCATCAGCTCTTGGTAAATTATCAAACTTAGACACTAAACTTTCAGATTTGTTAACTATAAAAAATTTCGAAGTAGGAACGATTACTTATTTAAAAAACATAAATCCTGGTGTAGGATATTCGAGTAATCCTACGGTAAGTATTTTAGAACCTGACATTTATGATTTAAGAATAAATGATGGTAAAAACGGTTATTATGGTTATGACGCCATAATAACAACTAAAGCTAGTTCCGCAAATGGCATTGTTACAGCGGTTGAAGTTGTTGATTCTGGATATGGATATAATCCAGATGAAACAATTTATTTGAGTACAGCGTCAAATCCTGTAGTAGTAAGCGGAGTTACTGTTATTAATGGTGGTGGTAAAGGTTCTGGTTATTGGAAAAATAATAAAAGCTTTACTTCAGACACTATAAATATTCAAGACAGTTATTATTATCAGAATTTTTCTTATGAAATTGTAGCATCGCGTATGATGGAAACTTACGAAAAGTATGTTAAAGATTTAATTCATCCAAGCGGAATGCAAATGTTTGGCAGATATTCATTAACTAATTATTTGACAGACAATTATACTATTCCAGAATCATTTTCTATTTCTCAATCATAAATAGATAAAATAAATTGGGCTAAAGAATGGCAGTTTTAACAATCAATCAGTATATCGATACGATTAGTTCTTTCGTAAACAACGTAAAGAATTCAAAAAATTCTTATTACCTTTTTTACGGTAAAACTGATTCTTGGATCAATACGAATGGTAATGCAGATGATACATCAGTTCCTGCAGCCAATTCTTCAATTTATTCTTATGAACAATCTATCTATAAAGATCTTGTGTTCGGTAAATTAATTACTTCGGATGACATTACATATATGGTGCCAAGATATAATTGGACAAGCAATACTGTTTATTATGCTTACAGTCAATTTGATTCTAATTTATATGACAATCAATTTTATGTTATTACAGATGCTTATGAAGTATATAAATGTATTGATAACAATAATGGATCCCCTTCAATAGTAAAACCATCATTAACTACAACTAGTGGAGTATTTACCACTGCTGATAATTATGTTTGGAAATATATGTTTACTATTGAATCTAATGCAAATACTAAATTTACTTCTTCTACATATATTCCAGTAACACCAAATAATGATGTTACTAATAATGCGATTAAAGGTTCTATTGATTTTATTCGTGTATCAAATATTGGCATCAATTATCAAGCATATGACTCTGGTTATTTGCAAAATTTTCAAAATAATTATGTCGTTCAAATCGCTAATACTGCATCACCTATTTCAGGTAGATATACAAATTCAGCAATTTATTTAAAAACAGGTTACGGTGGCGGTCAAATAAGAAATATTATTGATTATAGTGGATTAAATAGACTTGTTACAGTTTCACAACCATTTGATACTTCTGTTATTTTAAATATTACAAACATTAATGGTGCATTTAATGTAGGTACTTTAGCTTCTCAAAGAATAGATAATATTTCTTTTCTTTATCAGCAAGGTTATTTAAATATTAACGATCAAATCGTTCAATCTGATACTGGAGCTACTGCTAATATTATATCCGCTAATGTTACTTTATTAAAAGTAATCAAATCTAGTTCGAATGATTTTATCCAAAATCTTCCATTTTACAATACTGCACAAGCAGGCGTATTGAGAAATGGTACAGTTGATATTAAAACAAATATATTAAGAACATTAAATTTAACATTTCCTGGTTCTGGATATACTGCTAATGCGACCGTAACTATTGCTAATTCTGTTGGCGATACTACAGGCACAGGAGCTACTGCCAATTCAACTGCTAATTCTACTGGACGAATTGGAACGATTACCATAACAGGTCAAGGTACAGGATACACATTACCACCAACTGTTACAGTTTCGCCACCGCTGCCAGTATATTTTAATGCTAATACTAATGTTGATCCTGGTAATAATTTTGTTACTTTAGTAGGTCAAGGTCAATATTTTGCTAACGGCGATTATGTTTTCTACAAAACAGATTCTGGCAACAGTGTTTTAGCTAATTTAGCTAATGCTAACTATTATTATGTTATTGGCGCTAACAGTACTGGTTTTAAATTAACAACAAATAGTACTAGTAATACCCCTATTACTTTGGCAAAAGGCAAAACAGAATCTGGTCATTCATTTACTGGTCAAACAGCCACAGTAAATTCTTCTATTAACACATATTATATTAGTTCTAATAGCGGAACATCATTTACTACTGATTTTGCTGTTGGTGAATATATTAGAGTTGGTTCTAATAGTAGTGTAAATATCCGTTACATAACAGCTGTTAACAGCAGTGTTATTACAGTAAATTATCCATTAACTACTAATGCTATTGCGAATAGCGTTTATCAAATAGTATATGCTGCTGTACCAACTTCTATATCTGTAACTCAAGCTAATGGTATTATTTCGAATACTAATTTAAATAGCGTAACTTTAAGCTATAATAATTCTTCAATAAACAGTTTATTGTTTGCAGTTGGTGAACGTGTTGATATGGTAGGTTCAGATAATGTTGTTCAAGGTGCAAATGGTATTGTTTCATTTTGCAATACAACAGCTATCATTTTAAGTAGTATTCAAGGAACGTTTGCAACTGGTCCGAATAATTTTATTCGTGGCGTGTCGAGTTTGCAAAAAGCTAATATCGTTTCATCTATTTCTTTTCCAAATATTACTTTATCTTCACCACAAGGTAGTTTTATTTCAGGTCAACAAATTTTTATTAAAACTTTGCCTGATTTGTCTTTGGTTGGTAATGCAAGTCTTATTGCTTCATATAAAATACCAAATGAGTTAACGGAGTATGTTATTTCACCTGCAGTTAATATTACTGGTGATGGCACAGGAGCTTTAGCGTATTCTGTTGTAAATACTACATTTCTTTCTGCTAATGAAATTAGTTCTGTTGTAATGTTAAACCCAGGCAACAATTACACTTATGCTAATATTTCCTTTTCATCAAATAATTTATTCGGTAATGGCGCTTCTGCTAATCCAATAATTTCGCCGCTTTCTGGTCATGGTTCGAATGCATATAAAGAATTAGGTGCTAGATATGCTGGTATTTCTATGACTATTGATACTGGCGAAAATGAAGGTTATAAATATCCAGTATATGGTAAATATCGTAGAATTGGAATTATTGAAAATCCATTGTTTGCTGACGCCTCTATTCACGTAGCGAATTATGATCGTATCAATTTATCTATTCAAAACAGAAGCGGAATTGGGTTCGTTGCTGGCGAATTTATCACTCAGGCTAATTCTAGTGCTGCAGGTATTATAGTAACTACAAATAGTACATTTATGCAGCTAAAAAATATTCAAGGTAATTTTGTACAAAATTGTTCTGGTGATAATATTATCGGTCTTACTTCAAATACTACAGCTAATGTTTATATTGCAAATACAATACAATTCGTTGCTTCGAATGTAGATATCGTCTCAGAAACATCAACAAACGCTTCTGCTTTTGTACTACAAGCAAATAGTGATGTATTGCAATTAACAAATGTATCTGGGCGTTTTGATGTAAATGATACAGTATACGATTCTATTATCAATGCTTATGCTAATGTTACTGCTATCTATACTGTTAACAATACAATTGATTCGTCTTCTAATTTCGGTCTTAAATTTTCTCAATTAGCTAGAATAACACTATCATCGAATACTGGACCGTATCTAGTTGGTGAAACAGTAACACAAAATGTTACAAACGCATCTGGTGTAATAATTAGTACAAATACTGATATTGATATTTCTTTCACTAATGCTAATGGTGTATTTAATATTGGTAATCAAATTACTGATAATACTTCTGGCGCTACTGCATTAGTAACATTTGCAAATACTTCATATTTAAGATTAACTTCATCTACTGGAACTTTTTCGACTTCGCATAGAATTATAAATAATCTTAATATTGGTGCTTATATTAATTATGTTTATCCTGTTCTAGTATTAAATAATGTAAATGGAAGTAATAAATTCCAAACCAGCGCTAATACGATTATTGGAAACCAAAGTGGATCTGTAGGCAAAAGTGAATTGTCAACAATAATTTATCCTGAATTAGTAAGAGATAGTGGTTCCGTAGTTTATTTGGAAAATATCGCACCAGTAACTAGAACTGCTACATCTAAAGAAAATATCAATTTGATTATTAAGTTTTAGAGGAAAATATGGCATTAACAACAGATTTATCTCGTAGTCCCTATTATGATGATTACAATGTAGATAAAAATTTCTACAGAGTATTATACAGACCAGGCACAGCTGTACAAACTCGTGAACTTAATCAGATGCAAACTATTTTGCAAGATCAAATCGATAAATTTGGTCGCCATATTTTCGTCGAAGGTTCTGTAGTAGAAGGTTGCTCTTTTACCTTTGATAATGCGTACCAGTATGTAAAAATTGGTGATACTTATGCCAATGGATTTGCTTTTACTATTACAGATTTTCAAAACAAATATGTGTATAATAATAACGGATTGCAAGGTGTTATTATTAACACAGTTGCTGGATATATTGCGCAAGATCCAGATCTTAATACGCTTTATATTAAATATTTAAACGTAGGTACTTTTGCGAATGGTATGCCACAAAATACATTCGCAAATAATGATACTCTTGTTATTTCTGGAAATGTTAACAATTCGAATACAACGGCTATTATTGGTAACGTTACTGTTGCAACAGTAACTAATTCTACTGGAACTGGATATGCTTTCACGACAAGCGAAGGTGTTATTTTCCAGAAAGGGTTTTTTATTACAGTACAACCTCAAACAATTATTGTTTCGAAATATTCAAATACACCAGATAATGTTTCTGTCGGTTTCAATCCCGTAGAAAATATCATAACTCCTGAAGCTGATACTTCTCTGTTAGATAATGCTGCCGGTGCGCCAAATTATGCAGCTCCTGGTGCTCATCGTTTACAATTAATACCTACATTATTCGTTACAACAACTGATCAAAGTAGCAATTCAGCTTTCTTTTCTCTTGTTGATTTTCGTGCTGGCGTTCCTATAAGTATCAAAAATAGCCCAGATTATAATATTCTTGGTAATCAATTAGCACAAAGAACATACGAAACAAATGGCAATTTTATCGTTAATCCATTTTTACTGTCGACCGAACCAAAAGCTTCAACTGATCCACTTTATCATGATTACGTAAATCTTATTTCTTCTACGGGTCTTGGATATTCTGAAGGTTATAGAGTAGAATTTATTGGAAATAATAAAACTACTCTTAGAAAGGGCGTTGACACAGAAAGTATTTCTGGTCAAATTGTAAGTGCTAATTATGGTAATTATGTTTATGCAAATCAATTAGTTGGCGATTTTGGTACAGATACAATAACTAAAATAGAATTACATAACGTAGCCAAAACTGCTGTCTCAAGTGGTGGATTTTTAAGTGTTGGATATTCAACATCAACTAAAATTGGTACAGCTTACGTATTAAACGTGGCATATGATTCAGGACAAATTGGTACAGGAAATGATGTTTATAGATTATATCTATTTAATGTCATTATGAATGCAGGCCAATCTTTTAGTAATGTAAAAAGTATTATAAATTATAATTCAAGCGTATTGGCTGTAGCAGATACTGTATTACAGTACAATGCTGCATCAAATACAAATATTGCTTCACTGCAAGAAACAGCATTAAATACTTTAATTTTCCCACTTGGTCAACAAGCATTAAATCCTAGTGGTTTTAATAATACACAGTATGTTTATCGAAATAAATCTAGTGCTTCGTTTGCTTGTACAGGTATTATGTCTGTTTCATTAGCTTCTATAGTTGGTACAGGAACAGAAAGCTATACTTATAGCGGCGTATTAACTCATGAAGAATTGAGAAATTTTGAACTAATTCCAACTACTACAGTAACAACTACAAATAAAACTGGTACTGTTTCAGCATCATCTGGTCAAAATACTGTAACAGGTTCAGCAACAACGTTTATTAATGATTATCAAGCTGGCGATTTTATTAAAATTAATAATGAAACACATCTTGTAGTATTTGTTGCAAATAATACTTTAATTAGAGTAAGTAACAATTTCTCTACATCACCAGTAGCAAATACTCATGCTAAACAATTCGTTGCTGGAGTTCCTATTGATTTTACTCAAGTACAAAGATCTGCTAGTATAAGCGGAAGTACTGCGCAATTTTCATTGAACGAAACACTTGCATCTAGTTTACAAACAACAATTTATCATGATATTTTAAGAAAATCTACTATTTCAGCTCAGAAAAAAATTGTTAAAAATGCATTTGTAAAAATTGATTGTTCTAGCCACCCAGCTAATACTGTTGGGCCATGGTCGTTGGGTTTACCTGACGTTTATCAGGTTAATAACATTTACATTGGCAGTTCTGGTGTTTACTCTAATAGTGTTACAGATTCTTCTGAGGCATTTACTTTTGTTAATGGTCAAACAGATAATCTTTATACACTTGCAAGTATTAAACTACAAAATGCATCAATAGGTTTGTTAAGTAACACTTCAACTATACTTGTAGATTTAGATGTTTTTGTTCCTGATTTTTCTCAAGGCGTTGGTTTCTTTACAGCTAATTCATATCCTATCGATGACATCAATACATCAAATACCACAGCAATTACTATCCAAGAAATACCAGAATACTTATCATCATCATCATTAAGATATGATCTTAGAGATTGTGTTGATTTTCGTGTATATGTATCTAATACTGCGACTGTTAATACAATTATTAGTAATGCTACAATTAATCCAAGTAATACTAATAGTATCAGTATTTTATCTTCTGGATCATATGTACCTACACCTGATTCAAATTGGCAGTCTGATGTAATTCATTATCTACCAAGAAATGATCTTGCCATTGTTACAAATCAAGGCGCTTTCAAAATTATTGAAGGTATTTCTGATTCTATACCACAAACACCTTTGAATCCTGTAGGAACAATGCAACTTGGTGTTGTAAATATTCCCCCATATCCATCTCTCACTTCTGCGCAAGCCAAAAATTATAAAAGATTTGATTATGCTATTACAGCAAGTATAACACAAAACAAGCGTTATACGATGGCTGAAATTGGCAAACTTGCAACAAGAATTACGAATCTTGAATATTATACTTCACTTAATTTGCTTGAACAAGCAACCAATAGTCTTTTAGTTAAAAATGATACTACTGGTTTAAATAGATTTAAAAATGGTATTCTTGTAGATCCATTTGCAGGATTCGATATATCGAATACATTAGATCCTAATTTTAATATTTCTATTGATTCAAATAAAAGAGAAATGCGACCAGCATTTTATCAGCGTGCAGAACAATTTAGATTAGACACATCTTTAAGTACTGGAGTTGTTCAAACTGGCGCATTGATTATGCTAGATTATAATTGGACTCCATATATTACACAACAATATGCAAACAAATTTAGAAATTGTATTGAAGGTAATATTTACGTATTTAAATGTAATGTTAATCTACAGCCAAATTATCAAACAACACCGGATATGACTAAAAATCCTGATGTTGTTAATAATTTAGATTTATCACAAAACTGGATTAATCTTCAAAATGCTTGGGGAACACAGTGGGGCAACTGGCAAACTGTTGCAACTAACCAAACTAATACTGTTGGTAATGTTACACAATCAGGAAGTCAAACTGATAGTCAAGGTAACATTATTAATACATATAATACACAAACTACTACAACAAATTACACATTACAAAGTCAAACTGGCACTCAGCTTATTAATAATGGTAACAATGATCAACAATTTAATCTTGGCACTTTTGTTCAAGATGTAAGTATCAATCCATATATTTCAAGCACTAAAATTATGTTTTCTGCTCTTGGTTTAAAACCTGGTGCTAAAATTTATGCATATTTTAATAATACTCCTGTTAGTAATTGGTGTGTTCAAACTACTCCTGTTTATGGACCTATTATTGCTGGTTCTGCAGCAACTGGTCTTGTAGCTTATCAACCATCAGGTAGTAATTGGATTGGTAGCGCTATAGCATTGCCAAATGGCAATACTCTATATCCACAAACAGGAACGCCTGCTGTATTTGGAGACCCTATGTATGTTCAGCCGGATGGTACAATTTATGGATGGTTTCAAATTCCTCCAAATACATTCCAGGCTACTGAATTGACATTTATGCTTTGTGATGTTGATAATTTAACTACTGGTATTGATGCTATTACTACACAAGGAACTGGTATTTTTTATGCTACTAACCTTTCTATAGCCAAGGGAACTTCTATTTTAAACACTCGAGTTCCTATTATTAGTTCTCAAGAAGTTACTCAACAACAAACATTAACATCTTCAAGTACTTCTGATCAAACTAGTCTTCAGGTTATTCCTGGTCCACCAATTACACAACAGATTAACATTAACAATAACACATTTACTACAGTTAATCAAACTAATGTCAATAACGTTACTAATGTTACACAAAATATTAATAACAATACAGTAGTTAATGATGTTGTTGATAATAATGGAAATATAATAGCTACTGTAACAGCTGTTGATGCTAATAGTGATAGTGGTTCTGGTGGTGGTGGTGGTGGAGCTGGTGGTGCAGGATGTAGTAGTAGCGCCACTGCTTCTTGTGATGCCGGTGATTCATAAGTAATAAATATTCATAAAAAGGTAAATCTATGACTAAACCAATTGCACAAACGTTTTATATTAATGAACCTTCTAATGGTGTTGCTGGCGTTTATTTAACAGGATTAGATTTGTATTTTCAATCTAAAGATCCTACATTTGGCGTACAAGTTCAAATACGACAAACAGAAAATGGGACTCCAACATCATACGTAATGCCTTTTGGTGATGTTATTTTACAACCTTCTAATGTTAATGTAAGTTCAGATGCATCGGTAGCAACGAATTTTACTTTTACTTCACCAGTATTTTTACAATCTGCTACTTCTTATGCTCTTGTAATTATTCCTCTTGGTGGTAATCCAAATTATAATATTTGGACAGCTGAATTAAATGCTGGCGTCAATGCTACAGACGTAACAACAAATTTACCAATTACTACTAATAATGATACTGGTACATTGTTTCTTTCATCAAATGATATTCAGTTTACTGCAGTGCAAACAGAAGATATTAAATTTACTCTTTATATTGCACAATTTAAAAATAATACAGGAACAGCTGTATTTACTTCAAGAAATTCTGATTATGTTATTATTAGAGATTTAATTGGTACTTTTATACCAAGAGAACCTGTTGTTATATCAAATAGCTCATACGATCTTACACGTTTAACTATTTCTTCTAATACTGGTCCATTTACAGTTGGTGAAGTTCTTTATCAGGCTAATAGTACAGGTAATGTAGCAACTGGTGTAATTTCTTCTGTAAATGCTAGTTCAATTAAATTGTCAAATAGTACTGGTATGTTTGTTACTTCATATCAAGTAAAAGGTGCAACATCTTCTGCCAATGCTGTTGTTTCAGCTGTTTATGCTAATGTTGCAACGCTTATGGGCTCAAATAATATAACGGTTCCATTTACTAATACATTTTCTATTAACCAAATGATTTATATTGGTACAAATAATAGATCATATTTACAACCATCAACTATTACTGCTATTATCGATGGCACTACTTTACAGCTTTCATCTAATGCAATGTTCGATGAAACTGATGCTTTATTTGGTAGAGTAAGAGGCGATGGTTATCTAATGGCAGCTATTCAAAACGCTGATAATATTTACAATACACAGCGTATTATTATAAACTTAGATAATGTTACCTCTAATACCTCATTAAATTATTCTAATGCTATAGGACAATATTTTATGGGAGCATGGTCAGGTGCATCTGCAAATGTTGTGTATACCTACGATGCAATGTATAATACTATTATTCCTCAATTTAACGAATCAGTACCTCCAGGCACTAATAATTCTTGGTCTTTTATTGGATCTGCACAAGATTCAAATAGAACTTTAGACTCTGCACCTATTCCTCTTGTAAACAATGTCGAATTAGAATTATCTGATTTGCCAAGAGTATTGATGTCAAGAAGTAATGAATATAATAAATTGCCCGTTGGTAGATTAGGTCAACCAAGCACATTAGTTTATGCAAATATGTCTACCGGAAATAATAAAATTTCTCCAATTATAGATACTGGTTTGACTATTGTTAATGTTATTGGTAATGCAATTGTACCACAATCACAATTAACAGGATATAGAATCGCAATTGATAATAATCCAGTATTATTTAATGTGGGTGATTCTGTAATTCAACAAAATGTTGTTTCTAATAATACTATTGGAACAGGAACAGTATTCGTTTCTAATGATAATGAAATTATTCTTTATAATATAACTGGTTATTTTGCTAGCAATGTTTCTATTATGCAATCAACCAATAATAATATTAATGCTACACCAACTTCTGTAAGTTTTTTTGGTGAAAATACAAATGCCAATTTTAAATATGGTTCAAGATATATTTCGAAAAATGTTGTTCTTTCTCCAGGTCAAGATGCTGAAGATCTACAAGTTTATTTAACTGCTTATCGCCCAGCAAATACTGATTTTCTTGTGTATGCTAAAATACAACATAGAGAAGATCCAGGCAAATTTATTAATAAAGCTTGGTCATTACTAACACAAATTTCTTCTCCTGCATTATTAAGTAGTACTGTTAATAAAAATGATTTTATTGAATTGCAATATGGATTTCCATCAAGCATTGAATTATTTTCAAGTTCTGCAAATTCAGTAACATCTAATAATTGGATTAATGTTCCATCAGTTGATAACGTTAATATTGGTGATTATGTATATCTTGCTGATACTACATCAAGTAATTTTTTTACTGCAAAAGTAAAAGGCATCAACAGAACAACTAATAAATCTTTAATGTTGATACAAACACCTCCATTTAATATTAGTAATGCGGCGTTTGGTATTATACCAGGTCTTGATGCTATTAATGGTGCGTTTCGTTATTCAGCTAACAATAACACTGTTAGATATGTTTCTGGTAATTTAAAATATGTGGTTTATGATTCTTATTTAACTTTTGCCATTAAAATTGTTCCTATTTCAGATACAACTGCAGTTGTTCCAAGAGCACAAGATATGAGAGCAATCGCATTACAGGTATAATATGGTAGAATATATTAAAGTTCGCAATCATAAAAATTTACTTCGCCAAAAAGGAAGCAAAGGTATTGTCAATTGCGACCCAGATGAATTAAATAAATATAAGTTAGAACGTGAATATAAAATGAAAGTTGCTAGAGTTGTTGAAGAACATGATACAATGAAAAACGATATTAATGAGATTAAAGATATGTTAAAAACTCTTTTAGGAAAATTGTAATAAATGGCTATCCAAATTTCAGAAATTTCATATTCGCAATCTTTTGGCTCTGTTGTTCAGAGAATAAATGACGTAGCAGATGCTTTTTCTTCTAACGTTATTACGACAGGAGCATTAGCAGGTGGCGCTTATACGACAGGTAATGCATTTGTTAATGGTATGTTTGGTGCAAACACTTTATATACCACTACACTTGCTGGTGGTAATATTTCAACTAATACAGCATTATTGATTGTTTCAAATACTTTCGTTAATAATTATCTTAGTGTTGGTAATACGACAATTAATGCTGCATTTGGTTATGTATCTGCGACGCAGGCTATTGGTTCTTTTTATGCCAGTACAAATTCATATATTCAAACAACTACAACAAACAGTAATACTGGTTTAGCTGCTTCTGCTGATTGGGTTGCTTACAACGATGATATTACCCAATCTACATTTGTCGACATGGGTGTTTTAAGTACTGTTTGGTCCAATACTCAGTGGACTATTGGTGTTGCAAATGACGGATATCTTTATACTGGTGGTGGCAATCTTACTATTGGTACAAATTCTTCTAACAAATATATAAGTTTTTTTACTAGTGGTGGATTTAGACAAAACGAGCGTATGCGTATTACTGATACCGGTATTGGTATCAACAATACTGCCCCAAACGCTACTCTCGCTGTTACAGGTACTGCTAATATTTCTGCTAATGTTGCAATTGGTGGTTACACTACTATTGCAAATGCTGTCAATATACAAAAAGTAGATTCTAATTTAACACCTGATGTCAATAACACTTATACTCTTGGTAACTCTACATTTAGTTGGAAATCTCTTTACGTTTCTGGATCTACCATTTATCTTGGCACAGTAACACTTTCTGACAATTCTGGTAGTTTCCAAACTTCTGGTGGAGTTGTTGTACCTGGTGTATTGGCAGTAAACAGTTCTATTGTTGGTGCTAATAGTCTTTCTATTACTGGCAATTCTACATTCAGTAATTCAGTAGCTGTAACTGGCAATGTTACTTTTTCGAATACATTGTTAGTTACTGGTAACGTTACTTTATCTAATGCTATGGTTGTAACTGGTAACGTTGCATTTGGTAATACTTTATCAGTAAGCGGTAATGTTAATTTATCTAATACTTTTACAGTAACAGGAAATTCTACGTTTAGTAATACAATCGCTGTTACTGGCGCTGCTTCGTTTGCGAATTCTATAGCTGTAACAAGCACCGCTACTTTCAGTAATACTATTTCGGCTGTCGGTAATGTTACTTTCTCAAATACATTATTTGTAAATGGTGGCGTTACTGTTAATAGTTCTATGAATGTTGTAAGTAATGCTCAATTTGCAAATACATTATCAGTTGTTGGTAACTCTACATTCGGCAATTCTCTTGCTGTAACTGGCAATGTTACTTTTTCGAATTCATTAGTAGTTACTGGTAATACAACTTTAAGTAATAGTATTTCTGTAACTGGTGCAACAGTATTATCAAATACTCTTAACGTTGCTGGCTATACAACCTTTTCAAGTCAAATTATTACAACAGGTCTTGCTACTTTCCTTAGTTCTGTGAGTGTTAATGGTGCTATTGTTGTTAACAATTCTATTACAGCAAACGGAGGTTTATCTGTAAATGGTGCTGTATCTATTTCTAACAGTAGTTTAAGTATTGCAACAAATAACAGTTCATTTATCAGTATCGGAAATGGTTTAGTTAACACAGTAATTAATTCAACTTCTATTACTGTGTCAAACGTTTTTGCAACTAACATTGCTGGTCTTCTTACTACTGCAAATCAACCTTTAATCACTGCTAATAATGCAAATTATTTAAATGGTAATAGTGCTGCAACTTTAAGATCTTATACAGATTCAATTTATTCAGCTGCTATTGTATACACTGATGGTAAAGCTGCAACTGCTTATGCTAACTCAACTGCATATACTGACAGTAAAGCATCTTCTACTTTATCTAGTGCAACTAGTTATACTGATAGTGTAAGTGCTTCTATAGTTAGTACTGTAACTACAGCTTCTACTAATGCTACCAATTTAACATCAGGTATTTTAGCACCAGGAAGAATTTCTGGTCAGTATACCGGTATTACTGCAGTTGGTACTCTTCCTATATTAAATGCAAATAATATTAACGGCAACTGGCTTATAGTTTCAAATTCTGTTTCTGTTGGTCAAAATATAACAGTAACAGGAAATAGTACAGTATCTGGAAGTAATTCTTTCTTTGGTGGTGATTTACACGTATCGGGTAACTTGTACGTTACTGGTACTACTTCTCAAAGTTCTTCTGCTGCCGGTGATATTATACCAACAAGTAATTCTGTCAATCTTGGTAATAATACTAATAGATTTAACCTTTCAGCTATGGGTGCTAGTTTTGTTAATCCAGTTACGGTTAATAATACTATTACAGTAGGTAACACTTATCCAAATGCCAATGGTAATTTACTTGGTAATAATACACTACGTTGGACTATTTCTGCTAACAGTATTGATGTTACTTCAAATGGCAATTTTGCTAATATTACAGTAACGTCAAATTCAACATTAAATGTTGCTACTGTTAACACAATGTTTGTTACCAGTATTTCTACTTTTAATGGAAATACTATAATACAAGCTAATTCTGTTTTCAATTCTAATTCTACGTTTAATGGTATTGTTACTGTAAGCAATAGTGTTAGTATTTCCGGTAATACTGCAGTATCTAATTATTTGTCTATTAGCAATACTTCTTATTCATATTCTGGCAAGTATAATTTCTTAACAACAGGAGCTGAAACTGTTGATAGTTTCTCGGCTACTGCGTATCGATCTGCTGAATATCTTATTCAATTAACAGATCTTTCATCTACTAGTTATCAAGTAAGTAAAATACTAATCCTTCATGATGGAACTAGCCCTTATATTACTGAATACGCTCAGTTATATAATAAAAGTTTATTAGGTACATTCAGCGCTGATATTAATAGCGGTAACATTAGAATACGTATAGCAGCAGCAACAACTACTGTTGTTGCAACATTAACTAGAACTAATTTGGTGGTGTGACATGGCATCTAAAGCTAATCTAGTAATCGATCAGGGCGCTACGTTTTCAACTGATTTATATTTAACAGATACAGATGGTATGCCTTTGATTTTATCGGGTTATACTGCTGCATCTCAAATGAGAAAAACGTATACTTCTGTTAATGCTACAGCAACATTTAATACTTTTATAAATACTGATTCTTCATTTATTACTTTAAGTTTAACAGCAAATAGTACTAATGGAATAACGGCTGGTAGATATGTTTATGACGTAGAAATAACTAATGGTAATACTGTTTCTAGAGTTGTTGAAGGTATTGTTACGGTCACTCCTCAAGTAACGAGATAATCGATGGTTAGTGTAGCATTAATAAACAAAATTAATCGTGTTAATGTTTCTACTAATGTAACTAAAACACAAACAACGAATGTGATTGTTGCTAAGCAAAAAACAGTTCAAGTTTCAGCTAATGCAACAATGGGTATAATTGATTCTACTAGTCCTGTTACCTTGGTAAATACGCCTACGCTACTTTCGGTAGGCGCTGAATTGTTAGAGCAACTTAAAAATATTGACAGTTCAAATAAAGTTGAAGGTTCTACTCTTGTTTACGAAACTAGTAACACCACTTATGTCGTGAAGCAGCTTGACATGGATTATGTTACAGGAGGATTGCATGGAGGTACTTTCTAGATATAAATACTAATAAAAGAGCTTCGCGACATGGTTTCTAGACCAATACAAATTAAATATTCTGTGACGAATAATGTCGTACCGACCCTTCTTCAGGGCGAACTTGCATTCACACAAACCGGAAATACTTTTTTTATTGGTTCGCCAGATGGATCTTCTGATAATATTCGTATCGGTGGACAAATGGTCCCTGGTTTTCTCACAGCGAACCAGGCATTAGTTGCAAACTCTACTAGCGGTATCGACCATGTTATTGCTGATCTTGGTGAAATATCACAATTAATTTCTAATAGAATAACAGCAAATAATATAATAATTGGAGCTATTAGTATTGGTAACAATACTGTTAACAGCACAATTAATTCGACAAGTATATCTATTGGCGACGGCATAATAAATTCATCATTTTTTTCTGGTACTTCAAATAATGCTGCAAGTTTAAACGGGTATACATCAGATTACTATATTAATACATATGGCAATTATGTTATTAATGGTGTTCATACATACAATGCAAATATAGCTATAAATAGTAGAATAATAATTGGAGGTAGTGCTGGTAACGATTGGGATTTGTTAACGTCTAACGGTGATTCTGGTAATGTTTTTTGGTCGAATCTTGCTACAGTTATTTCTTCAACAGGAGCTGGTCTTGATGGTGGAAATTTCTGATTAAATAAATAATAAAAAAGGGTTTCCGTAATGGCAAGCAACAAAATTCAAATTAGACGCTCGCAGTCTAACAGTAATGTTACTGGTTTATCACAGGGCGAATTAGCATATACTAGTAACGGCGGTATACTTTATATTGGTGATCCTGTTACGAGCGCTGCGATTCCAATTGGCGGAGCACGTACTCCTGGTATTTTAATTGCAAACCAAGCTCTTGTTGCTAATTCTTCTGGTGGCATTGATCGAATTATTAGTGCTAATCTTACAGTAAACAGAGTTAATGCTAATAATGATTGGGGAACACCTGGTTATGTTTTAACATCTGCAGGTACTAGTGGTAATGTTTCTTGGCAAGCTACTTCTGGATTTGGTGTAGATCAAAATGCTCAGTATACTTGGGCGAATACTCAAGTATTTCAAAATGTAGTTACATTTGGAGCGACAATTAACGGCACTGCGAATAACTCACTATATCTTGGTGGTGTACTTGCAGGCGCATACGTTAACAGTACTTATGCAGCTGCAACTTATCAAACGATATCAGGACTAGCTGCTAATGTTGCTGTATTAACTGCTAACAATAGTAATTATCTTGGTGGTCAGGCAGCTACTTATTTTGCTGCTAATTCTGCATTATCTAATTATGGTACTCTTGCTGGAGAAGCTTCACGTGTAGCTCTTCTTACATCTAATAATGCGGTATATCTCGGTGGGGTTTTAGCCACTCAATACGCTTATGCTAATTCTATAACACCACTACAAAGAAATGACACACTTGCTGCTAACGTTGCTACATTAACTGCTAATAATGCAAATTACCTTGGTGGGCAGTATTATACTTACTATGCTGCTAATTCTGCATTAGCTAATTATGTTACGATTGGTAATTTTACTACGCAAGTATTGGGTCTCACTTCTAATAGTACAAATTTTGTTGGTTCAGTATCTGCTGCTAATGTTGTATCTAATGCACAATTACAAGCTAATTTAGCTAATTATACCAACACCTCCGGTACAATTTCTTTAATTAATTCATCAGCAGCTAACAGCGCTAATTATCTTGGTGGTCAATATTACACTTATTATGCTGCTAATTCTGCATTAGCTAATTATCAAACATCAGCAGGACTTGCTGCTAACGTAGCGATATTAGCTGCCAACAATGCTAATTATCTTGGAAATCAATTACCTTCTTATTATACCACAAATTCTGCATTATCTGGTTATGTTCAAAACCTTACTGCAAACACTACAAATTATGTTGGTGTTGGTGCTGGTTCAATATCTGCAGCTAACGTAGTATCTAATACTCAATTAAGTTCTAATCTTGCCAATTATGCTAAACTATCTGGTAGTTTATTTACTGGTACTGTTAATGCTACTTCTTATACTACTGGTGGTGGTTATGGTGTTGCTGCTACTGGGGTTATTGTAAATTCAACATTTATTGCTATTGGTAATACTAGTGTAAATGGTGCTATTACTTCTAACAGTACAACAGTTTATTTTACAGGAACAACTTATTCCGCAAATAATTCTGCTTATCTTGGTGGTACATTAGCTTCTTCTTACGCTACTACAAGTTATGTTGATGCTGCTGTTTATAATGCTACTGGTGGTGCTGCAACTCAAGCATATGTTGATGGTAAAGCAGCACAAGCATACGCTAATGCCCAAACATTAATCAGTAATGATCTCGTTACTGTTGGTACACAAATAAACCAAGCATATGCAAATGCGATGGCGGATACGCTTGCAAGAAATGCTTCGTATACTGGACAAAATCAATATTTTGGTAATACTACATTCGTTGCTAACGTATCAGCTGCTAACATATATGCAACAAGTATTACTGCTAACAGTTTAACTATTCTTGGCACCTTAACTACAGTTGATACTAATACTCTTGTTGTAAAAGATAACTTAATTAAAGTAGCAGACTATCAGGCTAATAGTGCAACTTATCTTGATAGTCTTGATTTTGGTCTTTACGGCACATATGGTAATACAGCTAACGTTTGGTTTTCTGGTGTTTATAGAGATAGTAGAGCTTCTTCAAGTAGTGGTAGAAAAGATGTTTGGAGATTTTTCTCTACTAAACTTGAACCAACAGATCCATACGGCGCTGCTCAAATTGCCAACTCTACTCAAGAATCAACTTATAGTGTTGGTACATTAGGAGCATATTTAGAACCACATGGACCACTTGTAGGTTCAAATTCAGTTGGTGGTTTTCTTGCGAATTCTACAGTAGTTACTATTCAAGCAAACAGTTCATTTTCAGTTAATATCAAAGCTAATACTATAAATTTAAGTACTGCATTATATGCAAATAATGGTGGTACTGGACAAACATCATTTAGTACTGGTGATATTTTATATGCTGGTTCTTCAAGCACACTAAGTAAGTTATCAATTGGTACTGTTGGACAAGTATTACAAATATCCGCATCAAACCTTCCTTATTATGATGTACTAGATGGTGGTTCTTTTTAACAATGGAGATATATTATGAATGAAGAATTTGTTAACACATACATTGAAATGAATAATAAAAAAATTGAAGAATTGACTCGCAGTGAAATTATGCTTCAAACAAGATTAGTAATTGCTGAAAAGGCAATTACTAAATTAGCAGAAGAAAAAAACAAATTAATTGAAGATTATGAAAATAACAAGAAACGCCAAGAAGATTTGTACAAAAATTTATCTAATACTAACAAAGAAATAATTGATGAAAATCAAATTTTACTCGATGAAAAGAAAAAAATAATTCAAGAAAACGAATCATTAAAAAATGCTGTTTTGCTAGTTTCTGAAAATCAAAAAAGTAAAAAGGCAAAAGAAGATTAAACCTCGGTATATACCGATTATGAAGGGTGCCAATATTGGCTAATAACAGAATTCAAGTTAAGCGTACGACTGTTCCTGGTCGTGTTCCTAACACTACAAATTCTTCAAACACATCATACATAGCGCCAGGCGAATTTGCGCTTAATATGACAGACAAGCAATTGTATACATCAGATGGAACAAATCTGATTACAATTGGTTCGGCTGGCGCCTCGCTAACACTTAGCGAATCCCTTCGTATCGGCGATATTGCTTCAGATCTTTTATCAATTAATTCAACATCTGTTTTTACCGGTAATTTATATACTAATACAACAATCAATACTACATCTATTTCTGTTCAAAATAGTACCAGTAATTCAGTTCTTAGCCCAACTACAATATATGTTGGCAATACTGCTGCTAATATTGCGATTGATGTAACTGGTGGTATAAAATCAATTTCGATAAGTTTAGCAAATATTAGTACTACTGGTGTTGCTACAATACAAACTTCAATTGATCATGGTATTACATCTATATCTCAATCAAAACTCATTGTAAATACTGCTCAAGTTTCTCTTAATACTGCAAATTATAGTGTTGATTACCAAAATGGTTTTAATATTATTGGCGTACCAACACCAAATACTATAACGTTTACAGTACCAACTGATAACTTTAAATATAAATGGGGCGATAGAACAATTCAAAGTATTACTAGAGATACAACTGGGTTGGTTACAGTAGCAACAAGAGGTCCACATTTATATCAAAATTTAGACCAAGCTTATGTAACCAATGTTAATTATAAAAAAGTTCCATTTTCATTATTAGATTATAATAATACACCAGCCGCTGTAACTCTTACTGTATTAGATTCTTTAACAGTGGCATATATGCAAAGTCAATATGCCACTGTTCCTGTTAGTCTTGTAGGTGCAACATTATTCATTTATAATGATCCTAATTTTTATTACAATTCAAATAAAATTGAAATAGGAAATGTATATTTCGAAATAACAGCCCCTTCTGTATCATTTTCTGGATATACCACAGGTTCAAGTATAACATTTACTGGAATCCCAAATTATACTCCTATTACATCTAGTGTTGCAGGAATTAGATTAAATCCAAATGTATTAAATGGTACTTGGACTATAAACAGTATATCTGACAACGGTAATGGTAATTCTACAATTGTAATAATATACACTACAAGAACAATAGGTTCACCGCCGTATAGTTTATATAATGGATTAAGCTTAATAACATTAACTTCTGGAAGTATAATAATAGATTACACAGAAAGTGGCACAGTCGGCAATTTATCTCAATTGTGCCCAGTATTAGCTAATACTTCAATAGTTGGTAATATTTACGCTGCTAATCCAGTTGGTGTTACTATTAAAAATGGAACAAAAGTAGTTTATGTTTTTGATAGTGGTGTTTATGTTGGTAATACCACTGTTGGTAATATTATCGATGTGAGTGGATCTAGAACTTTTAATCCAAGCAGCGTGGGATAATAGATGCCAAATTTTAATTTCTCTTCAGTTTTATCTTCAAGTCATCTTGCGATTCAAACTTTAACAGAGTATATTGATGGTCAGATCGACCAGGCAGCAAACAATTTATTTGCAAATGCAAGTCATATCAGCGTTGGTAATTCTTCTGTTTATACATATATAACACCGACAAATATTGATACTGCAGCTGTTATTATTGGTGATGCGTTATCAAATATATCTGTCAATTCAACAGCTTTTAAAATATCTTCATTTGGTGGTTCAAACACTTACGTAGATTCATATCAAGCATCTTTTTCTGGGTTTTTACAGGCTCAAAATGGATTATATGTAAATAATGGTGTTACTACAGATTTTTTATATGCCAATTCATCTTCCGGAAATACTGGTGATGTATTAGCATCTACTCCTACAGGAGTATATTGGGCTAACTCAGTAAATAATGCAATACATTTAAATGGCGCACCTTCTAGTGCTTACGTTAATACTTCTGGTAATTATGCAATTAGTGGTATACATTTTCATTTTGCAAATGTTATAGTAGGTAATACAACTGTTAATGCAACTATGTTTGCTAACTCAACTAACGTATTTTTTACAGGTATTTCTTATTTTGCAAATGATACTTTATATTTTAATGGGCTTACAGCTGATCAATATGCATATTCGAATGTTATACCTACTCTTCAAACATCATCAGGTTTATCATCAAACGTTGCTAAATTAACTGCGAATAACTCTCTATATCTTGGAGGTATTGCCGCTACTCAATATGCTTATGCTAACGTTATACCTACACTTCAAACAACAGCAGGATTAGCTGCTAACGTAGCTACTTTAAGTGCTAATAATGCTTATAATTTAGGTGGTTATAATGCTGATCAATATGCATTTTCTAACGTTATACCTACACTTCAAACAACAGCAGGATTAGCTGCTAACGTAGCACAATTAGATTCTAATAATTCATTATATCTTGGAGGATTTTCTGCCAATCAATATCCATTTGCTAACTCTGTACAAACAACAGCAGGATTAGCTGCTAATGTAGCAACTTTAAATTCTAATAATGCTTCTTATCTTGGTGGGTTTGCTGCCAATCAATATGCTTATGCTAACGTTATACCAACATTACAAACTAATGCAGGATTAGCTGCTAATGTTGCTAAATTAACTGCGAACAATTCTGCGTATTTTAATAATCTTGCTCCATATAATTATCCTACTACATTCGGTAATTATCTTATTACTGGTGTTTATCGTCATGCTGCTAACGTTCATTTATTAGGAGCACTTATAGCTAACAGTATTTCTGGTACTACAGGACAAGTTTTAGCAGCTGATGCATCGGGTAATGTGTTTTGGCAAACAACAAACGGTCAATCGATTTCTGTTGCTAATCTTGCATTAACAGGTCCATTGTTCGCGAATAATTTTATCGGTAATAAAGGATTGGTATTGACATCGAACGGTAATGGTGTTTATTGGTCAGACATTACTAATGCTAGTGGTGGTATTTTCGATGGAGGTAGCCCTCTATCTTCTTATATAAATAATCCTAGACTAGATGCCGGTGGAGTGTACTAATGGCCATTCAAATTCAATTTCGTAGAGGAACGGCTGCACAATGGCAGTCTGCGAACACTACACTGGCTCAAGGTGAACTTGGTTTAGAAATCGATACCAGTTATTATAAAATTGGTGATGGTATTACTGCTTGGTCAAGTTTAAGTTATGCTATTGCTCAACTAGCAAATAATGCAAATTATGCTAACAATTCCACATATCTTGGTGGTCTTATTTCTACTGGTTATCAAACCACAGCTGGGTTGGCTGCAAACGTAGCAACTCTAGCAGCAAATTCTGCAACTTATCTTAATGGTAACACTGCTCTTACTTTAAGAACTTATACTGATACATCCGCTTGTACTGCTTACTCTAATGCAGTATCATATGTAAATGCACAAATTGTTGGTCAAATAGCAACTGCTATCACAGCTAATTCAGCTACTGCTTATTCGAACGCTGTTACAGTTGCTTCTGCTGATGCCACAGCTAAAGCTGGTGCTGCAATTTCATATACCGATACTAAAATAGGTGTTGCAAATACAGCTATGATTGCTAATGCTGCAGCTGCATACAGTAATTCGACAACATACACAGATACTCGAATCGGTGTTGTTAATACTGCTATCACAGCTAATTCAGCTACTGCTTACTCTAATGCAGTTTCATTTGTTACAGGACAATTATACGTCAATACTTCTCAGTTGTCAAGTAATTTATCAAATTATCAAACATTAATTGGTCTTGCTTCTAACGTAGTAACACTTACTTCTAATAATACCAATTTCGTTGGAACGGTTGCAGCTGTTGACGTTGTGTCTAATGCACAACTATCTTCCAATTTATCTAATTATCAGTTGCTTTCGGGTATGTCAGCATATCAAACAACTGCTGGTTTGAGTTCTAATGTTGCAACTCTTACAGCAAACAATGCAAATAATTTAGGTGGTGTTGCTGCTGCAAATTATGTTAATACTTCTGGCACTTACACAATAACTGGTGTTCATACACACAGTGCTAATCTTGTTGTTAATGGTGTTCTGATAGTAAATAATGAAGTTGTTGCAAGTAATGGTTTTTATACGAATTCTACATTCGCTGGTTCTCCTGTATATGCAGATGGTATTGTTGTTGATTATATTACTGGAAATGGGCGTATATCTGTAGGTCCAGCTGATAGTTTAACACTTTATAATGGTGGCGTTGCTTGTACAGCAATGGCAGTTGTTAACTCAAGTGGTATTACTGTTACAGGAACTGTTAACGCTACTACATTTACTGGTACTGCTAACAATACTAATTATGTTGGAACAGTATCTGCTGCTAACGTTGTTTCGAATACACAGCTATCTTCAAACTTAGTTAACTACCAAACTACTGCTGGATTGTCGGCTAATGTAGCAACTCTCACAGCTAACAATACTAGTTTCGTTGGTTCTGTGTCTGCAGCTAACGTGGTATCTAATACACAGCTTAGTTCTAATTTGGCTAACTACCAAACTACTGCTGGATTAAGTTCGAATGTAGCAACACTTACTGCCAATAATACATCGTTTGTTGGATCTGTATCCGCTGCTAACGTAGTATCTAATACACAGCTACAAGCTAACATTCAGTATTTCGTTAATACTAGTCAGTTATCTTCTAATTTGAACAATTATCAAACTACGGCTGGTTTGTCATCTAATGTATTAAATTTAACTGCTAACAACACTAATTATGTTGGAACTACTTCTGCTGCCAATGTTGTATCGAATACTCAGCTTAGTTCTAATCTCGCTGGTTATGCTGCTCTTACTGGCGCTACATTTAGTGGTGCAGTTACTATTTCAAATAACTTAACAGTATCAGGAAATATAACTTTTTCTGGTAATAGTGTTTCTGTTGGTGCTAACAATTTAGTTATTCAAGATGCTGTTATTAGTCTTCATACACTTGCTAATCTTGCGCCATTAACTTCTAATGATGGCAAATTAATTGGTACAGCTTTCCATTATTATGATACTGTTGACAAACAAGCTTTGCTTGCAATTAATCAATCAAATGCATTCCTTACATATTATAAAACATCTACGGATGCCGCTCTTTCTGATCCTACAGGCATTGCTCTTGGAACTATGCAAGCTGATACATTTTATGCAGGCAACTCGACGGTATATGCAACTGTAAATACTACAATTTATACTGGTACAGCTAACAACACCTCGTTTGTTGGAACTGTATCTGCCGCTAACATTGTGTCTAATGCCCAACTTAGTTCTAATCTTTCAAATTACCAAACTACTGCTGGGTTGTCAGCCAACGTAGCTACTTTAACTGCTAACAATACATCATTCGTTGGAACTGTTTCAGCTGCTAACGTTGTATCTAATACACAGTTAAGTTCGAATTTGGCTAATTACGTAACAACGACAAACCTAACAAATAATTTAGCTAACTACCAGTTAACTTCTGGTATGACTGCTTATCAAACAACTGCTGGGTTGTCTGGTAACGTAGCTACTTTAACTGCTAACAATACATCATTCGTTGGAACTGTTTCAGCAATTAATGTTGTATCTAATTCGCAATTAAGTGCAAACCTAGTTAATTACCAAACTACAGCTGGTATGACTGCTTACCAAACTACTGCTGGGTTGTCTGGTAACGTAGCTACTTTAACTGCTAACAATACATCATTCGTTGGAACTGTTTCAGCTGCTAACGTTGTATCTAATGCTCAATTAACTGCTAATCTTTCGAATTATTTAACATCAGCTTCATTATCTGGATACCAAACTACTGCTGGTTTAATTAGTAACGTTGCCACACTTACTGCCAATAACACTAATTTTGTTGGTTCTGTGTCTGCAGCTAACGTAGTATCTAATACTCAATTAAGTTCTAACCTTGCAAATTATCAAACAACTGCAGGTATGACAGCATACCAAACTAGTGCTGGGTTGAGTTCTAATGTTGCGACTTTAACCGCTAACAATACTTCTTTTGTTGGTATAGTATCTGCTGCTAACGTAGTGTCTAATGCTCAATTAACTGCTAATCTTGCAAATTATTTAACATCGGCATCATTATCTGGATACCAAACTACAGCTGGTCTTGCATCTAATGTTGCTACTTTAACTGCTAACAATACATCATTCGTTGGAACTGTTTCAGCTGCTAACGTTGTATCTAATGCCCAGCTTAGTTCTAACCTTGCAAATTATCAAACTACATCTGGTTTATCATCTAACGTTGCTACTCTTACAGCAAACAATACAGCATATGTTGGAACAGTATCTGCTGCTAACGTAGTATCTAATGCTCAACTAGCTGCTAATCTTGCAAATTATTTAACATCAGCTTCATTATCTGTCTATCAAACTACTGCTGGTCTTGCATCTAACGTTGTAACTCTTACAGCTAATCTTGCAAATTATATTGTTGCTAATACTGGTTTGATTTCAAATTCATCAGGTGTGTTTGTTAATAGCACATATATTGCTACTTTATCTTCAAATAGCACATTAAATGCTAATAATACTTCTTACCTTGGAGGAGTTGCAGCTTCTGGTTATCAAACTACTGCTGGTCTCGCATCTAATGTTGCTACTTTAACTGCTAACAACACTTCTTTTGTTGGATTAGTATCAGCTGCTAACGTAGTGTCTAATACTCAACTATCAGCTAATCTTGTCAATTATGTTAACACAGCACAGTTATCTTCTAATCTTAACAATTATCAAACTACTGCTGGTTTGTCTGCCAATGTTGCTACGTTAGCAGCTAATAGTGCTGCCTATCTTGGTACTGTAGCAGCCGCTTCATATGTTCAAAATACCGATTCTAGAACTTTGTCAGGCAATCTATATTTTACTGGCGCCAATAGTTATTTCAGTGGTAAGGTAACATATGCAGCTAATGTTATATTAACTGCTGGCATCAGTGTTATAGATTCTACTGGTTCACAAGGCACAAACGGTCAGGTACTTACGTCTAATGGATCTGGCAACGTATATTGGTCAACAGTATCTGGTGGCGGTGGAGGTGGTTTTACCAATGGTCAGTCTATATCTGTATCTAACCTTGGTATAACTGGTGCAGTATATGCGAATGGCTCTGCGAATGCTGGTGTAGCTGGTCAGGTACTAACTACAAATGGTACTGGAGTTTACTGGGGAACAGGCGGCGGTGGATCTGTAAATACAGCGGCAGTAGTCGCCTTCTCTAACACCACTGCGTCAGGTAACTCTGCGACAGGAGCTGTTACCATAGCTGGCGGACTTGGTGTAGCTAACAACATATATACTGCTGGAAGAGTAGGATTCTCCAACACTGCTAACGTCAGTGTGGCATATACCTACTACAATCAAACACTCGGAACCCTTGATACGGTATTTGGATAATGGCTATAGCGTCTAGATTAGACTCGTCAGGAAACTTTTCTATACAAAACACTGGTGTTTTTGATGAGGTTACTATAGCGCCTATAGCGCCGGTAATTTATGGAGGTTTAACTTTAACCTACACATTTACATCAGATGTTGCTACTGCTACATTTGGTGGTTTGACTATAGTTGGAAATCCTGGTTCTGGTTATAATGCTGGTGGTACTTACTCAGTCACAGGAACTGCTACTGTACAAGGAACTCTTACGAATGGTGGAGCTAATGGTGGTAATGGTGAACTAGGTACTACTTCTGCTTTAAATGGTGCTGGTGGTACTGGCGGTGGTATAGGCACATATAATGCTACATCGGTTATAGAAGGTCATAACGATGTTAATGGTTTATTTGCTGCAGTAACCGGAGCCGGAACTAGTAGTTCTAATTTTGGTAAAGGTGCTTATGGTGGTGCTGAATATACTGGTAGCGTTGCGCATAATGGAACAGTTGGTTTTTTTGCTGGCGGTGGTGGCGGTGGTGGTGGTGGAGGAAATGGTACTAGTTTTTATGGTGCTGGTGCTGCTGGTGGAAACGCAGCTATAGTATTTCAGTATCAGATAGCAGGAACGAATTATTATCAATTAGTCAATGAATCTTCTGGCGCTGGGTCATTTACGTTTCCAACAGGAACAAATTACGTGCAAATTTGGGCTATTGGTAAGGGTGCCAGTGGTTCCAGTGGTTCGTTTGGTTCTAGTAATGCAGGTGGTGGTAACGGCGGTAAGGCTGGCGGAGTTGCATGGGCAACGTTTGATGGTACATCATTAAATTTAACTAATATAGCTAGTCGTCAAGATAATTTGGGAAATCATTATATTATTTCATCAGGGATGTATGATGAGGTAACTATATATCCAATTTCTGGTGGAATTGCAAGGAGGCAAGATTCGTCGGGCAACTATTATGTTGCTGGTATCTTGGATGAAACCTCAACATTGACATAATAAATAGAAGAAACAAACAGGTAGATATAAATGGCAAAACTTCAAAGTGGGACTAGAATATATGGTACGGCTAACGTAGATACAATTCTCTATGTTAA